GGGGCGTGGGGCAGCAATCGTGGTTCATCACCCACGTGATCATTCACGGCGACCCGACCCAGCCGTTGGTGTGGCAGCACCTCGACGAATGGCGCAAGCTCAAGTGGCAACACGAGGGCGGCGCCATGCTCTCCATCGCGGCCATGGCCGTCGATGCCGGTGACGGCAACATGGCGAATCATGTGTACGCCTGGTGCGCGCCGCGCCTCGGGGAGCAAGTGTTCGCGATCAAGGGCGCGAGCAGGCCGGACGCGCCGATCACGCCGCGGACACCGACCAAGGCGAAGCCCGGCCGCGTCTACGTCATCGGGGTGAATGCGCTGAACGAACGCTGGCACCTGCGGCTGAACATGCCAGTGGGCGCCACTGGCCCGGGCTACGTGAACTTGAATCACCGGGCCACGCCCGACTTCGTGAAGCAGCTGCTGGGCATGGAGCGCAAGAAGGACCCGAAGACCCGCAAACGCCGGTGGATGCCGCGCCCCAACACGCGTGTGGAAGGGAGAGATTGCGCGAACTACGCGCTCGCCGCGCTGATGCTGGCGATGCCGCGACCGGAACAACTCGCCCTTGCCGTGAAGAAGGCGCTCGCCGACGGCGAAAAAACCCGCAGCGTGGTGCCCGCAGGTACCGCCGTTGCTATTCCGATGACGCCACCGAAAGCCAAGAAGAACCCATGGAACCAAAAGAAGCGAGGCAAGTGGCTGTGACGCCGGTACCCACCATGTGGGCGCCGGCCCTCGCGCAGAGCGGGCGGGACCGCCGGCTGTCGGATCAAGACAAGGTCGCGATCATCGCGCTGTGGCAGGAACTGTCGCCGCTCGAATACCGGCCGATGAAAAGTGAGACACTCGGCCTTTTGATCGGCGTGAAGCGCCAATCGGCGGGCCGCTCATTGAAGCGCTTGGTCGCGCATGGATACCTGTTGATGTACCAGCCCGACCCTCGCGCGCCGCGGCTCTTTCTGTTGGTCAACTACGTCATGCAGGCACGCGCCGCGTAGTCGAAGGGAGTCCCCGGCGGTGCCTCGCCGTTTCGGCACTCTGTAGGACGGGCTGCTGCGCGGTCGCATCATGCGGCCGTGCCCACGCTCACCGCGCTCCCGACCGCGATCATCGCTGGCGACAGCTACGACATCACGCTGTCGGTCGCCGCGTATCCGGCGTCGGCCGGGTGGTCGGTGCGGCTCTCGCTCGCCGGACCCGATACGCTCGACAAGGCCTCGTCGCCGGTTGGGGATGCGCATCGGTTCGTGCTCACCACGACCGACACAGCGGCACTCACGGCCGGTCTCTACAGGCTCCGCCTGCGCGCCGAGAAGGATGCCGGCGCCACCGCCGAGACGTACCACACCGGTACCCTGCCTGTCGAGCAGGATATCGGCGTAGCGGCGCCCGGTGAGCTGCAGAGCTACGCCGAGCGGATGCTCGCGATCTGCAAACTGGCGCGAGAGTCGGTGCTCGCCGGCGAGTCGAAGATGTTCATGATCGACGGTCGCCAGATGATGTTCCACAGCCTGGCGGAGCTCGCGAAGGAAGAAGCACACTGGCGCCGAGAGCTGGCCACGGAGCGGCGGGGTTCGGCGTTTCAGAAGCGGCGCGTCACCTTCGTGCGCGGCTGATGGCTTCCCGCCTGTTCCCCCGCCGAGGGGCACCCGCCGCGATCGCGCAGAAGGCGCGGCCGCGCGTCGTGAGTCGTCGGCAGCTGCGCAGTCACCTGCGGAGTCATCTCGCGGCCCAGTCCTCGTCACTGCTCGCGGACTGGCCTGGCACGAGTGTCAGCGCCAACGGCGTGACCGCGAAAGAAGCGCGGCGACTGCGGCACCGCGCCCGCGAGCTGCGCGAGAACAGCGCGATTGTGGCGCGCTACGAATCGCTGTGCCGCACGAACATCCTTGGCCCCGAGGGTGTGACCTTCGCGGCCTTCGTGCCACGCCCGCGCGGTAAGAACGAGGACGCGAGTCGCGACCTCGAATCAAACTGGTACGCGTACGCGCAATCGGTCACCCCGGACGGCCAGTCGCTCCTGAGCGTGCTGGGCACGTTCGTGAACAGCTGGAAGATCGAAGGTGAGGCGCTGCTGCGCTTCGGCGAACGTGCTGGGTCTCTGACGGTCGAGGCGATCGACGCGGACCTGCTCGACCAGTCGTACTCGGAAATCCTCCGGGACGGAAATACCGTCGAGCAAGGGATTGAAACCGATCGCCGCGGCGCGGTCGTGGCCTACTACATCTGGGACGGCCCCGAAGACGGCTATGGGCGCCGACTCCGCGCGCGTGTTCCTGCGAGCGAGATCCTGTACACGGGCCACCGCACGCGCCCGCAGCAGCGCCGCGGCATCACGCCCCTCGCGCCCGTCATGGTGCTCATTCAGCACCTGGAGCGCCTGCAGGAAGCCGTGGTGGTGCTCAACCGCGTGACCGCCTCGAAGATGTACGTGCTCGAGGCGGAAGAATGGGCCACGCCGATCATTGACGAAGAGACGCAGAAAGTCCCCGAGCCGGACGCGTCCGAAGAAATTGAGCCGGGCAACTCGTGGGTGAATCCCTACGGGTGGCGGACGAAGATGCTGGACCCCGGGCAGCCCACGGCGCAGCACGATGCGCTCGTGACGCAGCTGCTGCACGAGATCGCCATGGGCTTGAACGTCTCGCACATGTCGCTCTCAGGGAACCTGAGCGAGGCGAGCTTCAGCTCGGGCCGCATTGGCCTGTTCAGCGAGCGCGAGTCGTGGACCATGGATCAGCAGCAGCTCATCGACGACGTGTTGCGCCCGTGGTTTGCGCGGTGGTTGGCCCATGAGGTGCAATCCCGGCGCATCACGCTGCCGCTGAACGTGATGCTCGCCGACGTGGTGCGCCTGAGCGAATGGTACGGCCGCAAGTGGCCGATGCTCGAACCGCTCAAGGATGCCGAGGCCATCGAAAAGCTGGTGCAGATGCGCATGACCTCGCGCACGCGCGAGCTCAACAAGCTCGGCATCGACTACCGCAAGGTGATCGAAGAAATCGCGGCCGAGGAACAGTTCGCGAAAGACCAGGGCGTGACGCTCGCGCAGTTGGTCGCCGCGGCCAAGCCGTCCACCGAAACCCCGCCGACCGATCCGTCGCGCGGACTGAGGGCTGTGTCATGACCACGCTGAACCGGTTCGCGCCAGCGACCCGCGAAAACCCGGCCGGGTTCCAGACGCGCGAGATCGCAATCACGCGGGACGCGGCCGCAGATGGCGAGACGATCCGCATCGCGTTCTCCAGTGAGGCGCCGGTCGAACGATATGACTACCGCACCGGTGAGACCTATCTCGAGGTGCTCGATCACAGCCCGGGATCTGTCGACCTGAGCTACGCGCGTGACGGCTTGCCGTTCTGCCTTGACCATCGACTCTCGTCGATGCTGGGCCTCGCCGAGTCAGTAACGATCGACGCGGACCGCGTCGGTCGGTGCGTACTGCGCCAGGGGAATCACCCGGATGCCACGTGGGTTTTCGCGGACATGCGCGATGGCATTCGCCCGAAAATCTCGTTCGGCTACTGGCCCGGCGAGAACTACGTCCAGGAGAAGCGCGCCGATGGGATGCTGGTGCGTCGCTACATCGGCTGGGCGCCATACGAAGTGTCGTCGGTCCCGGTGCCGGCGGACTACGAAGTCGGAGTGGGCCGCAGCGCGCCGGGCGCGTCGGCCTCCGCAGGAGTCACCCCGGCAGCGGGCGAAGAGCCCTCCAAGAAGGAGTCGATGATGAGTGCAGTTGCGACCCCGGAGCCGGGCACCGCCCCTGCCCCGGACAACAAGGTGGCGGAGCGCCTGGCCGTGCTCGAGCGCGCCCAGGAGCGGCAGAGTGCGATGCGCCAGATCGGCGAAGCCGGCGGCCTGTCGCTGGCCGAGGTGAACGCGTACATCGCGTCGGAGAAGTCGCCGGACCAGATGGGCCGCGAGCTCCTCACGAAGGCCGCGGAGAAGCTGCGCGAGCTGCCCAAGGCGCTGGTGCTGACCGAGAAGGAGCAGAAGGCGTACTCCTTCCACAAGCTCATCACCGGGCTGGTGAACGAGGAACGATCCGGCTTCGAATTCGAAGTGTCGGACGACATCGCCAAGCGCATGGGGCGCCCCCAACAGGGGCAGGCGTTCTATCCGACTACAGGTAATGGCCCGTTCACGGTGGGCGAGCGTACGCAGCTTGGGTTCGCCGCCGGCGCGGGCAAGGGTGCGGAACTCAAGTTCACCGAGTATGCCGGCTTCGCCGAAGCCCTGCGGGCCCGCATGGTGCTCGGCCGCACGCAGGCGCAGTTCGTGAACGGCCTGCAGGGCGACTTCGCCCTCACCGTGCAGAGCGCCGCCGGGTCGTTTGCTTGGGGCGCAGAAACGGCGAACGCCGCGCTTTCCTCGCTGACGATCGCGCAGCGCCTTGGCCAGCCCAAGGTCGGCCAGTCGGCCTCGAGCTTCACGCGCCAGTTCATGCGGCAGAGTGCGGAAGCCGTCGAGCCGCTCGTGCGTCGGGACATTCTCGCGATCCACGGCCGTGGGGTCGAGACGGCGGCGTACAACGGCAGTGGCGCGACGAACAACCCGCGCGGTGTGCTCAACACCGTCGGGGTGAACCTCGTGGCGCTCGGCACCAACGGCGCCGCCCCGACGTACGACATGGCGGTCGACATGGAAACCGAGGTGGCGGCCGACAACGCCGACGCCGACGCCATGGCGTACATCACCACCACGCGCGTGCGCGGCAAGCTGCGCAAGACGCAGGTGTTCGCGGGCACGAACGGCACCCCGGTGTGGACCGGCGGGCGTGACGGCGAGTTGCTGGGCTACCCGGCCTACGCCACCAACCTGATGCCGGGCAACCTCACGAAGGGCTCCTCGAGCGGCATCTGTCACGCGGGCATCTTCGGCGACTGGTCGTCGCTGTATGTGCTCGAGTGGGGCGCCGCCGAGCTCATGGTCGACCCGATCACGAACGGGCCCGCGATCATCCGCGTGCTGAGCTACCAGCTCATCGACATCCTCGTACGCTACCCGGAGTCGTTCTCCGTCTGCGTGGATATCCTGCCGTGAGCGCCGTGAAATTTCTCCGCGGCACCGTCCTCGGCACCGGCGTGTCTGCCGGTGTCGGGGAGGTGGTCGAGCT